AGAGCAGAGCGTCCATTCTTGAGAGCGATAGGAACAGCAGCAAAGCTAGGACTTAGACTGATGGTATTCATGGAGCCGCCACCGCCTGAACTTAACTATGAGACAAGACTAGGGTCAGACGGTTACATGGAACTAAATCATGAAACCTCTCTCTGACCCTGACAGCATCGGCGTGAACCTTAGCGAGATGTCTAGGTCTGAGGTGTTCTGGTTCTATTACGAGATAGACTTCTGGAATAACTACAATATGTATATGTACGAAAACATAGATTCGTTGATGAGTCTGATAGGAGGATGACATGAGATACCTTACAGCGTTGCTTACGTGGCTATCAGCAGACCCAGTTGTGATAGACCTTGAGATACCGAAGGCGTCTGCGTGTGTGACTGCATCGTATGCCTCACTCTGTACTGAGGAGGAGGGGGGGGTGTCGGCAAGAGACGAAAAAAAAGAGAGGGGGGGGGTGGGGTCTGAGAAAACAAAAGTAGAGCCTGCACCCGAAGAACCCAAGAAGAAAGATAAGAAGATGCGTAAGGTCTGCGTGAATGGGAAGTGCTACTACATTGAAGAGTAGGCACGATGCCACGAAGACCACCGGCACATCAGCCGAGAAGATTGAGAACCAGAGCAGATGTAACTCAGTCATCTAAGTTCAAAGACATCAGTACCCCAGACGACAGGCCTAACGCTGCACAGAGAGGCTACTGTAGCAAGAAGCATAGAGCATGGCGTAAGGCAGTTTTATTGAGAGACGCTTGGACGTGCGTGAAATGCAAGCGTGTGTGTACGGATGAGAAAGAAGCACAGGCTGACCACGTATCACCGATAGTCCGTGGTACTGACCGTTGCAGAGATGGGTCGGGTAGGTACGACGTAAGCAACGGGCAGACATTGTGCATGACGTGTCATGCTAAGAAGACAGCTGAAGAGTCAGGTAGAAGAAGTAAGTACTGTTCGTTTCATCCTCAGTGGTTACCAAAAAGCAACATACCTGTAACGCTTGTATGTGGACCGCCTGCTAGTGGTAAGACTACATACGTCAAAGAGAACATGAGCGAAGGCGATATAGTTATAGATACTGACGCGATAGCTAGTGAAGGCTTAGAGGATACAGTGCATGACTGGAGCAGAGATAACCTTAGTGAAGTCATAAGGAAACGTAACGCTATGATAGCCGAACTGCACCGAGAAGAAGTAGCGGGTAGGGCATGGTTGATATGTTGTGAACCAGACCCCGGGCATAGACAGTGGTGGGTAGATAAGATCGGGGTGGGTAGAGTAGTTGTTATTGAAACGGCAGCGGGTGTGTGTGAGCAAAGAATACAAGCGGGTGGGTCAGACCGTAGCGGACAGCGTGGGGCAGCAGTCCGTTGGTGGCGTGAGTACGTCACCCGTTTTGGAGAAGAGCGGGTAGTGGTCGGTGATTGAAGTAACAGTAGGGGTGGCGTGTTAAAAAAAAGACGGGGGTGCTATGACGGTGGGCGGTAGCAAGATAACGGGGGGGCATATTGATATGGGGTCTGAGCCCGGGGGGCAGTGGGACGACTCATCCACCACCGGGCTGACCAACCGGCACCCTCCACCCGTAGGGGGGGTCTAATCGTAAATCGGAAAAAAGCACCAAACCGACACGGCCCACTCTTTTCACGCGCCCGGGAATTTTTGACCCCCCCCCGAAGCCTGTCAGGAGCCGTTTAACGCTCACCCTATAGCGTTTCTGGTCTTCCCAATACTTGCGTAAGTAGTTATACCCTACAGACCTTTTGAGCCTCTAAAGTGAACCTACGAGATCACAGGGATAACCGCATCAAGCCTCCAAAAATGCGATCTAAAACTGCATAGTAGAAAAGGATCAAACATACCATGGCAATACGGAATAGGGTTCTCGGCCTAACCTACGTAACCAAGGAACTGCTTAAACCTAACCCGCGTAACTGGAGGACCCACCCTGACTTCCAGAAGACTGCGCTCAGGCAGATCCTGTCTGAAGTCGGAGTAGCAGACGCCTGCATCGCACGGAAACTTCCAGACGGATCACTCGAACTGATTGACGGTCATATGAGAAGAGAAGAAAGCGAAGGCAAGATACCTGTATTAGTCTTGGACGTGACTGAGCAAGAAGCAGACAAACTTTTAGTGTCACTTGATCCGCTGAGTGAACTTGCTGAGTCTGATGAGACCTTGTTAAGAGACTTGATGAAGACAACAAAGGTAGACAACAAAACTTTGCGTGACTTTATAAAGTCATCAGCACCAGACGCACTTGAAGAAAAGAAACAAGAACTGCAGCAAGACGACACCTTTATCAATAACTCGATTAAGAAGGTCATTATAAACTTTGAATCGGAAGAGTATGAACAGGTTGTAGAGGCGTTGAAAGAAGCTGGTGAATCATTAGGCTTTGAGGACAACACTCAAATAATAGTTAAGTTACTCATAACAGCGGTGGACGATGAAGACATATGACGTCGAAGGTCTTACGTTTAATGTAAGAAGCAAAGCAGACTCGGCTGTGTGCGACGAGGTGTGCAAGAAGAAAGCATACTTGAAACCACGTTTAGGTTTTGAGCCAAACGAAGGGGACACGTGGATTGATTGCGGCGCAAACATCGGCGCGTTCGGCGTATGGTTGGAGCAAAGATACAAGTGTGCCGTGATAGGTTACGAAGCATGCCAAGAGAACACAGACTTGGCGAACGAGAACCTACAATTAAACGGTTGTGAGTCATGGGTTGAAACAGCGTTCGTGACCAGCAAGCCTAAGGGAGTCACGTCAGTTTCATTTAACCCGAAGACACCTGCACGTTCGTCGATGTTATCTAACGGAGACCAGAGATTTGTAAAGAACGTATGCCTGAATGAAAGCATAAAGCTATATCAACCACAAGGATTGAAGATAGACATAGAAGGCGGCGAGTTTGCGTTACTTGACGAAGGCATAGACCTGTCAGGGATAACGCACTTAGCTATTGAGTATCATTTTCGTTTTGACAAAGATTGCAAGAAGGCTTTGAGAAGGTTGCAGCCTTTGATAGATCACTTTGACAAACACAGCATACCGTCAACGATATTCAAAGAAGACCAGTGGCCAGCATGGGTAGACGCGATGATGTTTTTCTGGAGAACAAAATGAAACCTAGAAACAGAATTATTGGCTTGAGGAATGTGAAGGCTTCTGAGTTAGTCGCTAACCCGAAGAACTGGAGGAAGCACCCGGAACACCAGCGAGCGGCATTGAAAGGAATCCTTGATGAAGTAGGCATGGCAGACGCCTGCATCGCTACGGAGTTGCACGACGGCAGGTTGATGCTACTTGACGGTCACTTGCGGGCAGAAGAGTTAGGAGACGAAGAGGTGCCAGTGTTGGTACTTGACGTTGAACCTGAAGAAGCTGACAAGTTACTCTTGACGCTAGACCCATTAGCAACTTTAGCAGGCAACGACGCAGAGAAGTTAGATGCGTTGCTACAGAAAACAGAGAGTAGGAACGAAGCGTTACAAGAGTTGTTTGCTCATACGGCAGCGAAGGCAGGACTGTACGAGTCCATGACCACTGAAGCACCTGCAGAAGAAGTTGAAAGTAAACAGGCAGAAGCCGGTGATACTGAGCGAGAGTACACCGGTGACAAGTCTCACCAGATTGTTTTGGTGTTCTCGAACGCAGAGTTTGAGGAGTTCTTAGGGGCAGTGGGTGAATACGCTGAAAGATTTGGATTGTCGAACAATCGTGAAGTAGTTATGCACTTATTAGAATCGAACGGGTATGCAGTATCTAGACCTGACGCCGGTTGAGATTGACACGAAGTCTTTGCAGAAGAGGTCAGCGAAAGAGGACGACTGTAGTCGTCTGATTACGAATGACTGCATTGTTAGGGTTGACGGCGTTACGAAAGTTGTCTACCTGTCGCAAGTTAGGCATCCTGATATTGAGCGAGCAAGAGAAGCTGTAAAAAAGATCAAGTACAACACCTCAACAAGAACAGGCGGCTTAGTATCGACCAGTCGTATTTTTGGCTTTGCTCCGAGGAACGTACTGCGAGGTCATCCGTGTAGAGCAACTACGTTAGCGTCAGAGTCACAGTCTCAGCATGACGCTATATGTAAGACTGCACCAGTCTTGAATGAGTACTACGAAAAATACTTTCCAGAGATCCACAAGAATCACTCTGAGATGACTGATAAAGTTATGAACGAGTGGAGGATACCTGACAGCGTATTCACTAGCGGTATAGTCAACTGCAATAACCCTCTGCAGTATCACTTTGACGCAGGAAACTTTAGTCAAGTGTGTTCAGCGATGCTAGGTTTTAGACACAAGATACAAGGAGGGTACCTTTCATGCCCTGAACTAGATGCAGCGTTTGAGATCAGCGACTACTCCGTGATACTTTTTGATGGACAGAAATTATTGCACGGCGTGACGCCGATGAAAAAACTGTCTGATGAGTCGTTCAGATACACGATAGTTTATTACTCACTGAAACAGATGTGGCACTGCGACACGGTAACTGAAGAAGTGGCGGCACTTAGAGCAAGGCGTACTGAGATAGAACGTAGAAAGGTAGCGGTGAAAGCAAGCCATGATAAAAAACAGGATTAAAGAGTTGAGGAATGTTAAGTCAAAAGACTTAGTACCTAACCCAAAGAACTGGAGGACGCACCCGAAGAAACAACAGGAAGCCTTGAAGAGCATACTCGGAGAGATTGGCTTTGCAGATGCGGCACTTGCTAGAGAGTTACCTGATGGCAGGTTGATGTTGATTGACGGTCACTTGCGAGCAGAGACAACACCTGAAGAAGAACTACCTGTTTTAGTGCTAGACGTTAACGAAGAAGAGGCAGACAAGTTACTACTGACTGTAGACCCACTGTCTGAGATGGCAGGCACTGACGTCGAAGCGTTGAATGACTTGAGAGAAAACGCAGAGACAGCCAGCGAGACTTTGAAAGAGTTGTGGTCTGAGCAGTCAGGTGCTTTGACATCTGAAGCCGTTGAACCTCCGAAGGTTAAGAAACTAGAAGTTAGGACACCTCCGAAGATGGCATGGGTTTTGTTCGGCGTACCCGTAGTACGATTTGGAGAAGCACAACCACATATTGACGCTTTGTCGAAGATTAACAACTCCACCTTACTGAGTACAACCAATGACACGACTTATGAAAAAGACTGACAATGACTTCTTAGCAAGCAAGTTGGCTTTGAGAAGGTTTATGCTTGATCGCTTTCATGCAGACGGAGACATTAGAGTCTTTGATTGTTGTCAAGGAGACGGTGTTGTATGGTCTGAGTTGAGGAAAGACTTTGACTTACAGAAGTACTGGGGCGTTGATGTAAAGAAACGTAGAGGCAGACTAAAAGTAGACTCGAAGAGAGTGGTAGCACAGCCGGGGTTAAACTGCAACGTAGTTGACATAGATACTTACGGCATGCCGTGGGACCACTGGCTTAACTTGTTTCCTAACATCACTGAGCCAACTACAGTGTTCCTGACCATTGGCTTGATAACGATGGGCGGCGGTTCAGCTTTGTCGAAGACGATAAGAAACTTTATGCAGTTTCCGAAAGACTGGCCTTTGTCTCCAGTCTTTACACCTGAGATAGTTACGCAGTCAGTGCAAAGGTTTCTTGCCTTAACTAACGACAGAGGGTTTAAAGTTGTTGAAGCATACGAAAGCGACAAGGGGCGAAGTGCAAGGTACATAGGATGTCGCATAGATGTTGCAACTTAACCCTCCTATATGGGTCAATACGCCACTTGGAGAAGGGCATGCTCTAGTCATCATAGACTACGGCGTATCAATCAATACGGTATGGTTAGTGCATTTGTTTGAAACAGGGAAGGTCATTCACATAGACAGCAGTGAGATCAGAGTGATGGGAAACGATATGTACGGTATCGAACACCCGAGGCAACCGTTAAGAAGCATGCACAAGTAATTATCATTGTTCTATTGTCTCGCTTTGTCTATAATCTGGCATTGAGTTTAACCACGGAGGACAAAACGATGCCAGAGAAAACTATAATAGCTTGGACTGATCACACTTTTAACCCTTGGATGGGATGCGTCAAAGTCTCGGCAGGATGTGCTAACTGCTACGCTGAGAAGTTGACAACAGACCGGATGGGATTGAGGTTATGGGGCAAGGACTCTAGCCGCAAGGTTACTGTAACACCTTGGAAGAACGTCAAGACATGGAACAACGCTGCTAAGAGAGACGGAGTACAAAGAAAAGTTTTTTGTGCGTCACTGTGTGATGTCTTTGAAGATCATCCTACTGCCAACGCCACACGTCCTAAGCTATGGGAACTTGTTAGGGAGTGCCAGAATCTTGACTGGCAGATACTGACAAAGAGACCAGAGAGAATCAGAGACAACTTGCCTGAGTCGTGGGGTGATGAAGGTTGGAGCAACGTATGGTTAGGCACTAGCGTAGAGGACATGCGAGTGGCTGAACGTGTTGACCATCTTAGAGACATACCTGCTGTAGTTAGGTTTATCTCTTATGAGCCAGCGATAGGACCGTTGGACGACTTAGACATTAGTGGCATAGACTGGATCATATACGGTGGAGAGTCAGGACCGGGATACAGACCAGAGAATAAAGACTGGGCTAGAGTTATGCACAAGAAGTGCATTGAGTCTGAGGTTGCTTTTTTTCACAAGCAGTCGTCAGGTTATCGCACTGAGTTAGGTATAGAGCTAGACGGCAAGATTGTCCGTGAGTACCCGACACCACGCCGAGTGAGTAACGCAACTTTATTCTGAGGAAACTTATGGGTAAAAGAGGACCTAAGCCACAGCCTTCAATTATTAAGTACATCAGAGGCAACCCGAGCAAAGAGGCTTTGCCTACTGATGAACCTACTCCAGATTTATTACCCATAAGAGTTCAGCCACCTGAGTGGCTTGAAGGCAGAGCCGTTGAAGTATGGCACAAGTCGGTAGAGCGTCTGTCGAACATGAGAGTTTTGACTGAAGCAGATGTACCGGCAGTGGCTAGGTATTGTGTAGAGACAACCCTATATCTTGCATGCTATGAGAAAGTAAAGACAGCCGGTGAGGAGTACATACACTGGGAGCCTGATCCAAACAGGACTGACGGCAAGCTGAGGATTAAATATACTCAAGTTGCGCCGTGGGCTACTCAGATGAATCGTCATCACGCTAACATGCTACAGATCGAACGAGAGTTTGGCATGACTCCGAGTAGTCGAACACAAATCTCTACAGGTATAGAAAAGCAAGATGACCCGATTAGAGCGTTTGCCAAAAAACGAAGCGATAGAGCAGGGGCTTGAGTACTACTTCAATGAAGACAGGGCGTTGCACGTCACTGAGTTCTTTGAAAGTTGGTTGAGGCACAGCAAAGGCAGGTTTGCCGGAAAGCCTTTTGAGTTGCTACCTTGGCAGCGTAACATGCTTGAAGAACTGTTCGGATGGGTCACGGTTGACTCAGAGCTACGTCGGTATCGAATGGCATACGTGTCGACGGCGAAGAAGTCAGGCAAGAGCACTCTGTTGGCAGGCATCGGTTTATACATGCTAGTTGGTGACGGTGAACCGGGATGCGAAGTATACGGTGCAGCGAGTGACCGTGAACAAGCAGCACTGGTTTATAGAGAAGCCGCGTCTATGGTTCGTGCTTCGCCTTTTCTTTCACAGAGTCTTGAAGTTGTAGACTCTAGAAAAACTATAGCGTATAAGTCTGAGTCATCATTCTATAGAGTCTTATCAGCCGACGCTTTCAGAGCAGAAGGATTAAATATCCACGCTTTATTATTTGATGAGCTACATGCACAAAGATCGCGGGAATTGTTTGATAGTTTGCGTTACGGTGGAGCGGCAAGAGAGCAGCCACTTCTATGCTCGATAACAACAGCAGGTTATGACCGCAACTCGATATGCTGGGAACAGTATTCATACGCAAAGTCGGTGCTAGAAGACTGGACGTATGACCCGTCGTTCTTTGCCTGCATATATGAAGCAGAAGAGTCAGACGACTGGACTGACAAGGAAGTGTGGCCGAAGGCAAACCCGTCTTGGAACGTCACGATAAACCCAAAGACGTTTGCTACTGACTGCAAAGAGGCACAAGTATCTAACACGAAAGAGAACGCATTCAAACGATACCGTCTGAATATGTGGACGCAATCAGACACACGTTGGATAAAGTCTGAAGCGTGGACGGCATGCTCTAGTGGACCGCCTGCAAGTCTTGAGGGTCGAGAGTGTTGGTGTGGTCTTGACTTGGCAACGACATACGATACGTCTGCATTCGTTGCGGTGTTCCCTGCACCTGATGGTACATACGACGTACTGTGTAAGTTTTGGATACCGGGTGACAATGCACTAGACCGAGAAAAACGTGATCGAGTACCGTATACAAGATGGGCTGACGAAGAAGAGAACGGGCTGACGATGACTGACGGAAATGTTACGGACTACGATATAGTGAGGAGAGACATAAACGAGTTCTCGAAGGTCTATAATATAAGACAAATAGCTATTGACCGTTGGAATGCAACTCAGCTGTCGATTCAACTGCAAGGGGATGGCCTTGAGGTGGTAGGATTCGGGCAGGGGTTTGGCTCGATGTCTGCACCGAGCAAACTTTTAGAGAATTTGATTGCCTCAGGCAAGTTGAGACATGGAAACAATAAGATACTAAACTGGATGGTTGGAAACTGCAGCGTCAAGGTGGACGCTTCAGGTAACATGAAACCTATAAAACCTAAAGCTGGTTCACCCGAACGTATTGACGGCGTAGTGAGTCTAGTGATGGCACTCGGTGCGCACAGTAGCGAAAGACCCGAAGGCGAAACTCCACAACCTAACATAGTGATGATATGAGTGAAGCAACATCAAGCAACAGGATACTCTGGCTACCCGGTTCAGAGCAAAGGTTTTACGGGTGGGACGAATACACAAACAGTCGCAACGCTTCCGGCGTTAGAGTCGATTCTTCTTCGGCCTTGAAGTCAACTGTAGTGTTAGCCTGTGCAAGAGTCTTAGCTGAGTCAGTCGCGGGCTTACCTTTGCACTTATACAAGAATGACACAGACGGATCTAAACAGATTGCTCGAGAGCATCCACTATACAAGATACTCCACCAGTCTCCGAATCAATGGCAAACGTCATTTGAGTTTAGAGAGCAAGCCATGCTGCATCTTTGTCTGCACGGTAATTTTTATAGCGAGATAATACCCGGTGCCACTGGAGCAGTTAGTGAACTTTATCCACTGCACCCTAGTCGCATGAAGGTTGAACGCCTTGAGAACGGACGTCTGAGGTATAAGTATCGAGAGCAGAACGGTTCTGAAACTCTATACACGCAAGATCAGATCATGCACATTAGATGGATGACAGACGACGGCGTGAATGGAATGGTACCGATTGAATTAGCTAAGGATGCAATAGGTTTAGCAAGAGCCTGCGAGATACACGGTGCATCGTTCTTTGGTAACGGAGCAAGACCCGGCGTAGTCTTGAAGACTGACGGTGAGTTAGCAGCAGACGCGGCTGAACGCCTGAGAGACAACTGGGAAAGAATGCACCGAGGAGTAGACCAGAGTCACAAGACAGCGGTACTCACTGGAGGCTTAACGCCTGTTGAACTTGGTACTACTAACCAAGAGTCACAGTTTTTAGAAGCACGAAGGTTTCAGGTCGAAGAAGTCTGTAGGCTTTATCGAGTTCCACCACACTTAGTTGGAGACCTTACCCGTTCGTCGTTCTCTAACATTGAGCAGCAGTCGATGGACTTTGTGCAGCATACTTTGCTGCCATGGTTGCGACGTTTTGAGTCTGCGATTACTAGAGACTTGATCAGTGACGACACGAAATACTTTGCTGAGTTTGACACGAAAGGTTTGTTGAGAGGCGACGCCGCTGCTAGGTCGTCGTACTATCAGACCTTATGGAACCTTGGCGTGTTCTCTATCAACGAGATCAGAGCAAGAGAAAACATGAACCCAGTTGAAGGCGGTGACGCAAGGTTTATTCAACTAAACATGCAAGAGTTAGGCGGCGACCCAGTCGGGCAACCTGAACAACCTCAAGAACCTGTTCAGCCCGAGCCTGAGGAAGAACCTGAAGAGACAGAGCCTTCGGAATAATTATGGGTAAGTACGATCATATAAACTTCAAGCCTCCAGCGGGCGTAAGGAAAGAAGCGGCGAAGGGACTTGAGTGGCGTAAAGAGTTTGGACGCGGCGGCACTGCTATTGGTGTTGCAAGAGCGAGAGACTTGAAGAACGGTGTAACCATCAGTCCCAGAACAGCTAAAAGGATGAAAGCCTTTTTTGATAGACATCAAGTAAACAAGAAAGCAGAAGGATGGTCACCCGGTGAGAAAGGTTTTCCGAGCAACGGAAGAATCGCATGGGCTTTATGGGGCTCAGACGCAGGATGGTCATGGTCTAAGAAACTTGTCAAGCAGATAAACGCAGCAGACGAAAGGAACACTGAGATGCCAGAGAGTATTGAACGCAGAGCTTTTTTTGATGAAGAGAAGTCAGAGAGTCCACTGCTAAAAGTTGAGAGCCGAGCAGCAGGCGAAGGCGAAGAAGAGACACGCTGGATAGTTGGTTATGCAGCCAAGTTTAATGTTGACTCGTTAGACATGGGCGAGTTCACTGAGCGTATTGCACCGGGAGCGTTTGGGATTGTTAGCGAGCGTAGAGGTCGCAAGACACCATTGGAGACAAGAGCACTTTGGAATCACGACCCTAACTACCCACTAGCGAGATACCCCACGAACCTGAGGATGCACGTCGACGATGTTGGTTTGCGTTACGAGTTTCCTGTACCTGACACAACATACGGTCGAGACTTGGCGAACAACATTGAGGCAGGCATAGTCCGTGGGTCTTCGTTTAGTTTTGTCGTCGCGAACGGCGGTGAATCGTGGGACGTAGTAGAGGGCAAGAACGTCAGGATGATTAACTCGATATCAGAACTGTATGACGTTGGACCCGTGACTTATCCTGCGTACCCTGACGCTACGTCAGGAATAGCAAAAAGATCCTTTGACGAGTTCATGGCAAAGAAGAATGAAGAGTGCGAAGTCAGAAAGAAACTGAAGTCTACTTCGGACGAAATTAAAGATTTCCTCAGAGACCGTGGTTGTGAAGTCAGGTGATAAGTGTCCATCATGCGGCAAAGCTCGGCTTGCTACTATATCTAGCAGGGCTGTCGGTGAGGTGCAGTTAAGATATTTGAGATGCGGTCGCTGCGGGTACTCTACAAAGTCACTCGTAGAATCGCATTTGATTCGTAGACGTTCTGCATAGAACAAAGTTTAAAAGATAACTGGATTAGGTTTTGACAGTTTGTTTAAGATAACCCGTATAGTCCCGTACACGAAGGAGAAATAGCGTGTCATCACAAGTAAAACTATTGCTAGACGAATTAGCAGGTGTTCTCGCAGAGATGGGAGCACTTGAAGATATCGCTGAGGAAGGCGAACGATCTGAGCCAATGTCTGAAGAGCAAGAGGCTAACTTAGAAGAGTTGTCTCAGCGAGCAGACAAACTTCGAGATCGTATTACGTTCCACGAAAAAATTGCAGAGAAAGAGAAGGAGTTGAGAGCAGTTCTTGAAAGGTCTGCACCCGCTCCAGTCCCTACACCAGTTGAAGAAACGGAGAACGCTGTAGTGGAAAAACGAGAAATGATTATCCCTAAGTCGCATAATAACTTGCGAGCGTTTAGCAAACCTGAAGATGCCTATCGTGCTGGAATGCACCTTAAAGGTTTCTTGCTTGGTGACGAAGAAGCTAGACGATGGTGTTTTGACCACGGCGTAGAGAGCCGTGCACAAGGATCTTCAACTAACGCACTTGGTGGTGTGTTGGTTGCTGACGAGATGAGCAACGAGATCATCCGACTTGTCGAGGCATTTGGTGCTTTTCCAGCCAATGCACGACGCATGCCAATGTCTAGTGAGCATATGGTCATCGCGCGTCGTACTGGTGGACTAACAGCCCGGGCTGTTGGGGAGAACACTGAGATCTCTACTACTGATGTGAACTTTGACAACGTGCAGTTGACTGCGAAGATTTGGGGCATTGCCAACCGAATCCCGAACTCACTGTTAGAAGACAGCATCATTGATCTTGCCGATGTAATGGCAGTTGAAATTGCACAGGCTTTTGCCGAAGCATTTGACAACGCCGGTTTCATTGGCGATGCCTCCAGTACATACCATGGGGTAACTGGTGTAACAACCAAGATTGCAGACGGCAATCACTCGGCCTCAGTGTCAACAGCAGCCAGTGGCAACAGTACCTTCGGTACTCTTGACCTGTCTGACTTTACTAACGCTGTAGCCAAGCTACCACTATACGCTCGACGTAATGCAAAGTGGTACGTATCACCAGCAGGATACGGTTCTTCGATGCTTCGACTTATGGCAGCAGCCGGTGGTAACACCAAGGGCGATGTCGCAAGTGGTTACGCAGAGCAGTTCTTAGGCTATCCGGTTGTCATGGCACATCCGATGGAAAGTAACCTGACTGGCACAACAGGCAACATCGCTTGCTTGTTTGGCGACCTGTCGCAAGCTGCTACGTTTGGAGAACGACGTAATGTCTCTATCCGAACAGCTAGTGAGCGTTACATTGAGTATGATCAGACTCTCACGTTTGCAACTACTCGGAATGCTATCGTAGTTCATGACCTTGGCGACACGTCAAAGGCAGGACCACTTATCGGACTCAAGTTTGCTTAATCACCTCAAGGAAATGGAGTAAAACAAGTGAATCAACTTGAAAACACTAAGACCGTAGCTACGGTCATTGACGGCACTGACATTAGCCTTGCGGTAGATACCAAAGGTTTTGTGAAAGCGTCGATTGATGTTGTCTTTGAACCAGTAGGAAGTGGCGGTGACGTTTCTAATCCTATTGCTTCAGCACTCGCACTACAGCAGAGTGACACGAACGGGTCATATGCAGACCTCTCTGGTTTTGTTGGAGGCACAGACTTTACAGTGCCAACACCAGCCGGTGAGGACACAGTCGAATCAGTACGATTTGACGTTGACCTCCGTGGCAAGAAACGGTACTTGCACGTTGACGGCACAAAAGCCGCATCGGGTGGAGTTGCCGTAGTTGTTAGACTTGGTCGTGCAGAGCAAGGACCAAACACAGCAGCAGAGAAGGGTGTAGACGTAGCGGTATCCGGCTAATCATACCGCTTAGGATAAGCAGGGACGGCAGGCCGGATAACTCCGGTCTGCCGTTTTTCTTAGGAGGCGAATGTTGATGCGCTATAGATCACTAAACAAAACAGTCGAGCCAACCTTAGAGCCTGTAACGCTTGCAGAAGCTAAGAAGCATTTACGTGTTGAGCATGATGACGACGACACAGTTGTATCTGAGTGCATAAAAGCAGCACGCGAGTGGGTTGAGTCTTACTTAGATGCAACAGTCATGCTGACAAAATGGGAGATGACAACGGATCACTTCCCTACAGAGATACGTTTACCTAAGCCGCCGATGTCGAAGGACAGCAGTTATCAAACGGTCACTGTAACGTACATGAATGACAGCGGAGTGGTAACTACTTTGCCTACCGATGAGTACCGCGTAGACAGAAACGCAGTACCCGGTGTTATTAGACCTCCATACTCAAGGTCATGGCCAGCATACAGAGCGGACTATAACTCTATCACGATAACGTGGTACGCAGGTTATGCCACGACGGTTGATGATGTACCGCGTGTTATAAGAAGTGCAATCCTGATGCTTATGACCAACTATTACGAAAACAGAAATGCCATGATAGTTGGACAGGGTATAGTCGGAATGAAACTGGAGTACGGCTTAGTTAGTTTGCTTGACTCGATCAAATGGGGTTCATACACATGAGCATAAACGGTCGCTTGAATGTCGATGCTTTGGTACATGACGCAACGACAGGAAGCATGAAGGTATTAGATTTAGATAGCAGCGAGTCCATCGGAACGAAGGCAGCGTTAGTAACTGGCACTGCAACAGCAGGAGGTCTTGCTGTTGACCCTGAGGACACGGGTTACTTAGACAGCAGTGGTAATGAAGTCACGTTTACGTCTGTGTCTGTCATTGTTGTATTTAGTAACAGCGAAACAAGCAGCGTCAGGGTTATGGGTCAGCTTACATCCGTACATGCAGCAGCAGGCAAGTGTGCTGTAGCGTACTTACCTGCGACTCACGGCAGTAGCGATTTTACTGTTATAGGAGATGACGCCTTTTCACTTCTTATGATCGGTGAGTGAGATGAATCCCGGCATACTCAGAGAACGTATTAAGATTAAGAAGTCTGCCGAGACTAGAAACTCGCTCGGTGAGGTAACGCAGAACTTCACAACATACGCGACGAGGTACGCTAGTGTGAAAACGCTGAGTAGCAAAGAGGCTTTAAGTCAAAGGCAGCAATCAGACTTAACTGTAACGCACAAGATTAAGATGAGATACTTAGACGGACTGAACGCTTCTAATGTCATTGAATGGAGAGGCAGAAAACTTCAAATAGTTAGTGTGCTTGAGTTAGATCAGTTTACTATTCACGAACTGCTATGTGAGGAGAAACGCTGATGGCTGGAGGCATTAGGCTTGAGATACATGCCACTATGTATAAGGAGATGGGGAAGTACTTGCAAGACGGCGGTCTTGGAAAAGACGCTATGTCAGCAGCGTACAAAGGCGTGATGGGTCGCCTTGGCACGAAAGGCAAGCAAGAGCTAAAACGAGTCACTGAAAAGCACACGGGTTCATTAGCTGCATCTGCAAACAAGAAGCACGACAGGACACCAGACAGAGAAGTTGTATGGCTAGTAGTTGGTTACATGAAGAAACCGTCTGGTGGCGGTAGTCCTAATAAACAGTTTTGGTATGTATTTGGAACAAAGTCAAGGTACACCCAAGAGCCTAGACAATACAAAGGCGAGATGCCACCGGCTGAACCTGAACCTATAGGAGCAGCATACCAGACCATGCAGCGGTCAGCACCTAGCATACTGAAGCAGCACGGTAAAAACTATGTCTTGAAAGAGTTCACAAAGGTAGGCAACAAGTACGGCAGAAAGTTGCAGAAACTTCTATGAAATATCCTGAGCAAGTTTTATGCAGAAGATTAGCAGCAGACCCGGCAGTCGCTCGGCATATTGGGTTTAAGATGTACCCGTTAGTCGTGCCTTATTCTTCAGACTTACCTTACGCGGTGTATCAGCGTAACTCTGTAAATAGAGAATCCGTCTTGGGCGTGACACCACCGGGCGTGGCGATGGTTTCTACGTCCTTGATGATACTTGCAGACAGTTACGCTATTGTTCGAGAGATTGCAGACGCATGCCGTAAGGATCTAGATCACATAAACGTATCATCTCAAGGTATTAAGATTCATCATGTTAGAATTGCAGATGAGTCCGAGACAATAATTCAACTAGAAGGAGGTGATTTGCCTCCAGCGTGGCAAGTGACTTTTAATTTAGACATCCAGTGGAGTGAAGAATAATGTCAACAGCAAGTAACCTTAGCGTATCTTTACCGGGTAGCATCACTGCAAGCGATGTGCACTCGTTTACAATTACCACATCAGGCGCGGAGACGATTGAGATTACACCCGTTACGCAATCGAGTGGCAAGCGTAAGTACATCGAGACACCATTAGGCACTACTTTTGAAGCGTCTGTTAGCTACTACGGAAGCGCACAGCCTACTATCGGTTCAGCCGGTAACGTGACGATAGGCGATACGACTTTTTATGGTGTGTGCACTTCGTCGTCATCGACAGCAGGAGTAAATGACGTAGCAAGATATGACGCTACATTCAAACAGATAACAGCACCATCTAGTTAAAAAGTAAAACAGGGAGAACAGTTTTATGGCAACGAGCGCACATACAACATCAGTGACAGCACCGGGTATCACCTCGGCAGCATTAGTTACAAATGTAAGTATCAGTCAGAATGGAGACGATCCGCTAGACGCTTCGCACCTTGGTCAGTCAGCAGGGGCTTCCGCACATTTTGTTGCAAGTCCTTTTACTGGCACAGTTGAGGTTTCGATATCGTTTATCGGTACTGAACTACCAGAAGCAGGGGACACAGGAGCCTTGACGGTGACAGGTGGAGTTGCAGTTTCTTTATCAAACTGTGTCTGCACTTCGTCTACTCAAACGGGTAATGTTGGCGAACTGATCACTGGTGACGCTACTTACTCAGAGATAGAAACTTAATGGAGCAATCATGGCAGGAGTTGCATCAGGCGTAACTGTGACTCTACCAGATGGCACCCTTGCTGAAGTTGCTTCTATAAAAAGCAGCAACGGAGGTCTGTCTGTCGGGTACAACAGTACGTTCAATCCGAACGCAGGCACACTTGTGTTTACAAGTTATGACCACCCGGGTTCTACTATTGGCAAGAGAGGTACAGTCGGAGTAACCGGCACCAACATAAGCCTTAGTTTCCCCCGAGGGTACGTGACAAGAGTTGACACCAGTGCTAGTACCAGAGGAGTCGTAATGTATACGACAACTGTAAGGCTTGTGACTCACTGAGACAGATGACCATTTGAGGAATTGCAAATATGAACAACTTGCTTCAGCGAATAAAGAACGCAGACAAACCTGACCTGCTTCCAGTAGAAGTTCCAGAGTGGGATGGGATTACTGTTTATGTAAAACAGTTGACGGTTGGAGAACGAGATTTATTTGAGAAAGCAGCTTTTCAAGCAAACAAAGAAGGCGAAGGGATTGTAGATAACACACGTAGCAGGTTTTTAGCGTTAGTGCTTTGTGACAAAGACGGACACAACTTGGTCGAGCCTGAAAACTTTAAAGAACTTAGTGGGTTGTCAAGCAGACCAATGGAGAGACTGTTTGACGTAGCGTCGAAACATAACTACCTGTCTGACACTGACATGGAGGAGTTGGCAAAAAAATAAAAGCCCAGCCGATTAAGCTCTTTATGTTTAAGTTAGCTGGGCATTTGAAGATGACGGTTGGAGAACTTAAATCAAGGATCACATGGAGGGAGTTAGTTGAGTGGATCGCCTTAGACTTATTTATTAGTCCGCTGCCGAACAGCTGGTTAGAAGCTGGCACTGTAGCTTCAGCGGTATTGGCACCACATATGAAGAAAGGCACACCACCTCCTGCGCCTGAAGAATTTATGCCTAAGCAAAAAATAAAACAGAGCGAAGACGAGATGATGAGAGAACTTATGAAACTTAAAGCACTAACAGAACACAGGGACGGATAATGGCATCATCTATCGCTTTAAACTTTAAGATGAACGCCTTTGTAGACAAGTTCAACAAGTCTATGGGGCAAGTCAACACCGCACTTGGCGGTATTGAAAAGAGCAGCAAGTCGTCTGCCGCATCAATGAAGTTACTTGCACGTATTGAAATGGGCAAGTTGCTTGTGTCTGGTCTTGGAAAAGTAAAGAACGCAATAAAGTCTGTCGGTTCTAGCGTTATGGGCTTTGCTAATAGTGCGAGAGACGTAGCAGACAAACTAGGAAAGTTATCTAAGCAAACAGGAATGGCAGTTGAGCCGCTGCAAGTGCTTCAGCAGATCGCTGAGTACTCAGGGCTAGAGCTAGATAGTTTTAGAAACGCGGCTCAAAAAATGTCAAGAAGTTTGGGTGACGCCGCTAACGGAACAGGCATGGCGGGCAAAGCACTTGAACGAATGGGCTTGAACTTGCAAGACGTTCTGAAGATGTCACCGTCTGACCAATTCATGCTCATAGGTGAATCTATTGCAGGCATTGAAGACCCCGCGCTGCGTAGTGCTGAAGCTGCAAACATATTTGGACGGAACGGCATGGCGATGATGCCTATGTTCAAAGACCTCAAGAACGTAGCTGCTGAGACTGGTGCAGAGATGCTGCAACTTGGTCAGGTGTTGAGCCAAGAGCAAACTACCAACATTGAAGACATGAATGATAGTTTTGTGAAGGTTTACTCTACAGCCAAGAAAATTGGTACTCAGGTGCTTGCAAACTTTGCTCCGATGATTACGAGAGCAAACGAGATGCTTATGGAGTTTGTTAAAAACTTTCAGTACAACGGTTTAGAAGGCGGTCAGGCTTTCGTTGCAGCAGCAACAGACATGCTGAAAAAAGTTGTATCGTCATTAGCAGGGTGGGCAGACACGTTGCTTAATGGACTCAACAAAGTAGCAGCATTCTTCATTGATATGGGCGGGAAACTGTTAGGAGCACTTGCTGTTGTGGGTGCTGGATTAGGCTTTGACACGACCGGCCTTACCAACCTGTCTTTGAAAGCAGATTTTGCAGCAGACCGTCTGGGTTCGTTTGAAAGCAAGATACAAGCAAACATAGATCCGTTACTAAACATGGTTGATGGCACTACGAGTGCGAAAGCGGCGTTAGCCGACATGACTTCATCTGCGGACATGGTTCCGAGCAAGTTTGCATTGATGGCAAAGGCAGCTGAGTCTGCTGCATTGAGCTTCACCGAAGAAGTTGGTGGAGTGTTAAAAGCAGGAATAACAAACGCCAGTGACGCTCTTGAGTGGCTAGGTAAGTCACCTAGCAAGGTAGTAGACGGAATAGACTCTATGGGTCGAGGCTTGATGGATATCCTTGAGCCGCTTGGTTTTACCAAGTCAGCGATTCAAGCTATGGGTGAAGCAGCCGCAGAACAAGCTAAATTTAAAGAGTCGCTTATATCAAACGCTATGTCTGTTTGGGATCAACAGGCTCAAGCCATGATGGAGCAATACGTGAACAGAGGGGCAAACCCTTTTGAAATGCACGAGAAGATGCTGGCAGAGCGGCAGAAGTATCACGACGGCATAACGAAACAGCTTGAAGGCTTGCAGGAACAATACAAACTCAAGAAGGCTTCATCGAAAGAAGTGAAGGAGTCGTTTGACAAGGTTGCAAAGGGATTGCCTGAAGCGATGTCTATTGCAACAGACAAGATGTCGTCGATGGCAAACGACTTGTCAGAGTGGTTAGGCTTTGACCCTGAAACCGGTTTTGACATGGAAGGTGAAGAGACCTTACCTGAACTTGAGAAGCAATCATCGCATTTAGAAAAGATAGCATCAAGCATAGAAGATATTGGTACGACTTTCATACTGGGAAGTTTCTAACATGGGCTTAATTGAAATACATCCTCGTACGATTGCGAAGGCAAGAGCAGGTAGTCCGTCAGCACAGAGGCGTTTCTTGGATACACCAGACACAGACGTTGAAGAAGCATTGCCAGCATTAGGCGAAGAGCATCCAGACTTTGCAGCGATGGTTGCTACAAGAGTCACTACAACAACATTTTACAACAACGACCCGCAGCAGACTTTGCACGTTGTTGACTACGAGCACCCGGTAATTCAATGAGTACACTTGAACCGAATCCGTTACACAGGCTTCCTGTGTTCTCACTGTCTTCTAGTACATCAACAGTCGGCTTTACAGAAGTCTTCAGAGACTTCACTGGAGCAGGAGAAACGTCCGGCGGTGACGACTTCTTACCTGATGACGATGCTAACGCAAAGATAGTGATCGCTAACTCAGCGGGCGATCCGATAACAGGCCTGAAGAGAAGATCGCCTGAGATGAACCTGTCTGCGAAGTTTAACAAGCAATATCTGACGCAAGAGATATTAGGTTCTTCAGGCAAGATTAACAATGCAGACTGGGGCATGTTCAGCAAGTCGACACTTTTGATAACAAACTTGTCTGCTAACCAAAGCTCTGCATTAGTTGACAGCGTACTGATAGACTACTGGGAGGTAAGCGTAACCTGCGCTTACCGTAGAGACACATGGCATACGAACGCCCCAGACGTAGGACTATTTTATTTAGAAGTCACAGACGCCGACGCAGAACCGCCAACTACCGTAAAGAAACGGTTTATGTATACGGACGAAGATGGATTTTCGCAAAAGAATCCTGAGAGGCAACCATTGAACGCAGATGGCACAGCTAGAGGCGCTAACGAGTTTCCGAAGATACTCAACGTAACAGAAAGAATTTACGAGTACGTCGACTTTTCAACTTTGATAGGGCTACCACCTGAGACAGACCCAGAAGAAGACACCGGCGAAGAAGAAAGCTAACACACATGGCCAGCAATCCTACTTATTCCGTCTTACCTGCGACGTTAGATATAACGGCATTGAAGGGTGACGAGTTTGGAATGGATCTAAACTTTTCAGTCAACCTTTCAAACTACACGTGGGAAGCGTTTGTTTTCAAGACAAGAAGAACAGTCAATAGCCAGTATCCCGGCGGCTTGAACACTCAAGGAGAAACGGCGGTTACGTTTACAGTGAACGTAGTCGACGCGGCTAACGGCGAGTTAAACTTACACCTTGACGAGACTGATACGAACGACTTAGACGAAGCGATTGCATACAGATGGTTACTTAGAGGAGTCGCACCGGGGTCAGTTACAAGAACTTATGTCAGCGGAGCATTTACGGTACAAGCACCATGAGTATTTCAATCAATGTGAGTTCGAGTACCGGCGGCGAAATAACTGTCGGTGATAGTTCTGCACCAAATATTTCACTAGACGTTACTGGAGGCGTAGGACCTAGTGGCGCAGGCGACCTGACGCTGGCAGCGGGAACAGGTATTTCGATTGTTCAATCGTCCGGTACCGCAACTATCAGTTCAACCGTCACGGGGTCTGGTAATCTTGCTCTGAATGACTTGACCAACGTGAACGCCTCAAGTCCCAGCCAAGGGCAAATATTAGAGTATAACGGGACTCAGTGGGTGGCGGCTTCTAGTGACACGGGGTCAAACGTCACCAGTCTGGGGACGCTTTCAGACGTTACGCTGAGTAGCACTTCAAGCGGCCAATTTTTGTCCTACAACGGCACTGCATGGACTGCGGTAGATGCACCGTCAGGAGGCGGTACGAGCGATCTGGCACTGTCTACGAGCGTCCCCGGGGCAGATCTCGGTACTTCAGGCGTAGGATCATCCGGTCGGGCTGCACGGGCTGACCACGTTCACGATATGCCAACACTCGGAGACGTACTGAGTAAGTCTGATGTAGTGACCGGTGATGTATCGTTAACAAGCACAAGCAACTTTTCGATAACTGCACAGGGCAATAGCTTTGTTGTATCGAGTGGTCAGTCAGAGTTGACAGTAGCAGGCGGTTCATCCGGTTCAGGTTCATTGACTTTGAACTGCGAGCAGAACAGTCATGGCGTTACCATTAAAGGACCAGCACACTCAGCAAGTGCAACTTATACCTTGACGCTTCCTGATGATGTCGGTTCAGCAAATCAGCTTTTGACAACTGACGGTACGGGGGGGCTATCTTGGTCAACACCTGAAGCTGCATCAGGTTTTGTATCGTGGACAACGACTGCGCCTACCACAAGTAACACGACAGGCTCTGGTGGCGACATAGCTTATGACGCAAGTGGTTTTTATTACGTGCATACAGGTACGAGTTGGGTTCGCACTCAGTTAGAAGAGTTTGGCGTGTCGACTCCAGTTATCTCGATAGACCAGCAACCTGAAAACGCAACCATAAACCAGAACGGTAACGGGCAGTTTAGTGTGTCAGCCTCTGTAACTGGAGGAGCATTGCTCACGTTCCAGTGGGAGAAAAGCACGAACAACGGCGCATCATGGTCAACGCTTGCAGGCTTCACTAGCAGCGTACTGTCACTAACTGGAGTGTCTATTAATCAAGACGGTACTTATTACAGAGTTATAGTTTCGTCAGCAGGAGCGACGAGCGTTACCAGTAATTCAGCGATACTCACAGTCGGTGAAGGCAACGGGATAGTAACAGAAACAAACGACTTGATCCTGACAGAGTCGAATGACATTCTTAGGTTTGACGAGTCGACCGTCGAAGCTGGTACGATAACGATAACTTCGCAAAGCACTTCCGCTAGTCTCAGCGCAAGCGGAGAAGCTACGTTTACAGTTGATGGGACAGCAAGCAACGGAGCAACAGTACGCTTTCAATGGCAAGAAGCTATCAGTATTAGTTCGACCTTTACTAACATTGGCGACACGGTGACGGGCTATAACTCACCCGAACTGAATCTTACCAATACTACATCAGCAAAAGACGGATACGCTTATAGATGCGTACTGAGTGCTAACGGTTGTGACGACGCAACTAGCACACCCGTGATACTTAGTGCCTCAGCAGTTTTGGGAAGAGAAGGCAGCAGGATTACGAGCGTTACGGCAGCTGATTTTATTGGTAGAACCACAGCAGTCAATGAAGACGGAACGAGAGTTGTAGTTGGCGGCGATAAGTTTTGTAGAGTTTACGAGTACAACTCAACAAGCGATACGTGGGACCAGAAGGGCAACGACCTGAGGAACTTTGCGGAAGGGTCTACTTCTACGGAGAAACTAGATTTTGGCGTAAATGGATTCTTTGCCTCTATGTCAGACGATGGATTAACTGTAGCTATAGGCGACAGAAATTGGAATAACGGTTCAGCAGGCAGCACTGATCGAAGTGGAGCGGTTGTAGTCCTTGAGTACAACAGTACTTCAGACGAATGGGACGAGAAGGGAGACGCAAACGACATTCACCTTGCAACGGTGTACGCACAAGACAGCACCCTTGGCGTTGGAGCAGCTGGTGGCGGCTGGACGGTTCATTTGTCAGGCGACGGTGACACGGTTTATATCGGTGGCGACCCCAATGAAATAGTAGGAAGGAATGAGGGCGCGAGAGTTTTTCATTACGACTCATCAACCACAACTTGGAAGCCAAGGTTTACCAGTGCTAACGACTTGCAAGCAACTTACTTTCACGGCATAGACAGTTATGACATTAGCGGACTAAGTTACTACCAGTCCGTCAGTGCCACTTCAGAAAACATGATGACGCTTGTGACATCAGACTCTACGGATGGCAAAGTTTTTGTTGCAGACTATCAGGGTGATTACGATGACACAGACATGACAAACTTCGGATACAACCAAGCAAGCGGAGGATATAAGGGTCAGGTGTTGTCGCCGGTTGCAGGACAAGAATCAAGAACAGATATCAACGGGTATTACGGAAAGTCTGTAGACCTATCATCAGACGGGTTAGTGCTATCCGTTGGGGTGTATCGAGGATACGCACCGGGAGAGACAGCAGCAGGCGATAGCACAGAGTGTAAACCCGGTGCTGTAGTTGTATACGAAAGAGATGCAGTCGGTGACGACTTTACTAGAAGAGAGTTGCTGAACGGAACAGTATGTCACACATCCCAATACGGAGGCACCAGCACGCCCATCTCGCAGAGATACTTCGGGGCAAGAGCATGCCTTAACGAAGATGGTAAGATTCTTGTTGTGGGGTCAGACTACGGAGCACTCTGGTTGTTTGAGTGGAACGGTAGTCAGTACGAACAACTCGGAGGCATTGTTACACCCGGTACGCTTGAAGGTTTTTCTGACGCAGAACTTGACGAAGAGTATAATTCGCAGTGGTCTGAGTTCTTTAACTTGTCAAAAGACGGAAGCACTATTGTTTTAGGCGACAGTCTATTTGACATCGGAAGTTTAGTTTACAACGTCGGTGCAGTAGACGTACTTAAATTAAATAGAAGCGTAGCTATCACGACACAGCCTGCTTCGTCATTGACAGTGTTTGATGGGCAGATACAGCCAACCGTAGAAGCGACGGTGTCTACCGGTACGGTTATTAAATTTTTATGGCAAGTTAAAGCGTCTGGTACTTCGACGTTTGTTGATACTTCTTATACAACTAAGAATCCTACTATTACCGGCCTCACGAATTCCAACAATGGCGATGTGTACCGCTGCGTAGTCTCGGCAGCAGGAGCCACATCAGTTACTTCAAATGAAGTTACTGTCGTAGCGTCAAGCTGGACAGCAAGAGGAGGCAACATATGGGACACCGCTCAACCTTTAGTTACTGGTTCTTTGTTGTCACCTTGCGGTCTTAGTGACGACGGTTCAAGAATTATAGTTGGAGCACCCGGTCAAAACACTTACGCAGGTCACGCGCAAGTACTTGAGTACGACTCATCAACAGATGCGTGGTCGAGATTAGGTCAAGTGCTAGACACAGGCGAGAGTCAATTTACTTTCGCCGGAAAAGATGTTTCGATTTCATCAGATGGCAATAGGGTTTTAGTCAGCGGAGGTATAGACACTAACTTTCTGACTGACAACTTGCAACGCAATAGGCGATACATGGTCTTTGATTACAACTCAACATCAGACGCGTGGACAGCGAAGTTTACTTGGTTGAGTAGCCGATACCTAGACATTAGAGAAATTAAAATGAGCAGAGACGGAAAGTATCTGTTCATGTCAGTTTACCGAACAGGTAGCTCGAATGACTTGTATGTAGTTAAAGTGTCTGAGTTAGGAACCACTGCGCAAACCACAGAAATACCTCGCAACTACATGAGGACTCAGGACGCATCTGGCAACGCTGACGGATTAGGCACAACGTATGGATTAACTCAGAGTCTTTCGATTAGCGACGAGTACACTGAAGGCGACGACAAGTTTGTTAATGTTGCATTCGGTAACTTTTACGGAGACGATACTTCGTATGGTCAAGAAGGCAGAGTGCGAGTCTTTAAGGTAAACGTGAACAACTATACTGAAAGCACCTCAGGAGGCTCGACGCTTATAACAACCACGATGGAAGGCTTGAAGGTCACTAATCACTCATACTTCGGTACGGATATAGCTTTAGACAAAACAGGAAAATGGTTGGCAGTTGGAGCACCGGGTACGTTTGACGGTGGAGCGGCTGTATCATCATCGCTTGATATCTCTGAAGGAGCCGTATATGTATATCAGCTTACTGGGACATCAACGTGGCAGCAACGCGGTCTTCCGTTTGGACTCTCAAGAACGGGAGGGAGTATATCTGGAATAGCAGACTCCTACAAAGGAAGCGGCAGCGGTACATCTTTAGATATAAGCGGCGATGGATCGAAAGTTATTGTTGGAGCACCATACCGTACTGGGCCGACTGAAGTGAAGAGTGGAGCCGTTAAAGTCTTTGAGTATGACTCAGTAAACCAAGAATGGGATGCAGTTATAACAACTTTAGTAGGAGACGACGCTGAACAGCAGTTCGGGTTGCACGTTGCAATAAGTGGTGACGGCGAAGTTATAGCGGTAGGTGCGCCGAGAGACGATGCAGTGAACACAAACGCCGGTTCGGTTAAGTCTTACTCAGGTTCTTAAAGTTTGCACAGTTTTATATACTCAAGGATAAACGGAGTTTTAGCAGATGGCAGATAAAAAAATTAGCGAATTAACAGCTAACACAAACCCGTCGAAGGACGACATTGCACCCGTAAGTAACTCGGCGGCAACATCAACCAGCAAAGTAACGCTGAGGAACATTGCAAAAAACTTTTCTGACAACACAGGAATTACTGGAGCAGATAAAGTTAGCAACATAGTTAGCCTTACTCAGTCTGAGTACGACGCACTTAGTAGTTATGACGCAAGCACAGTTTACATTATTGTCGGTTAGGGAAAACAATGGGCATAGAACTTGGTGAAGGCGGTTACGGACAGCAGACCGTTGTGAAGATGTATGTTGGCACAAACGCGGTGTCCAAAGGATACCTCGGTACCAGCTTATTTTATGATGCGTCCTCATCAGATAGTTCAAGTTCAGGCACTAGCTGGACGCAAAGCGGGCAAGACATAGTCGGTTCTGACGCTGGCGATCATATGGGGTACAGTCTTATGCTGTCTGAAAACGGCTACAGACTTGTAGTGAGTGCATACAAAGAGGACGTAAGCACCGGCTCAGACAACGGTGTTGTCTACGTTTACAACATAAACTCAGAGAACACCACTTGGTCGCAAGTTGGTAACTCAATTACAAACAGCGTTGGTAACGCGCAAGACTACTCAGGCTTTGCAGTAGACTGCGACAGGTTAGCAGGAAGAGTAGTAATAGGAACGCCGTACAGAGATTCAAACAGCAAAATAAACAACGGTTTAGTCAGAGTGTTTGATTTGAACAGTTCTAACACTAGCTGGGTGCAGTCAGGCACCGATTTTGCTGGAGCAAACGGAGGCGACTTATTTGGATGGTCAGTAAGCATGAGCGACACCGGGTCAAGGATGGTTATAGGTGCGCCAACACAAGACTCAGAAGCTATGCCTTCAGGTAACGAAGCTGGCAGAGTAGTCGCATACGAACTCTCAGGCAGTACGTGGTCTGTACTTGGCAACGTAACAGACATGCGTGGCGAAGCTACTGACGAAAATTTTGGATGGTCATGCGATATGTCGGCAGACGGAGCATACATAGTAGCAGGAGGCGCAGAAACAAACGGAAGTGGCAGCGGAGTAGCAAGAGTTTACGGGTATGATTCGTACAACGATGAGTGGACGCAAGTCGGTTCTGATATAGACGGTGACGACACCAACGATTCATTCGGTGCGTCCGTAGCTATAAACAGAGACGGCACAAGAATTATTATCGGAGGCGTATACGGTGGAAATAACTCCTCTGGTTACGCAAAAGTGTATGCCAGAAGTGGAAGCAACTTTACTCAGTTAGGCTCTACCATATACGGCTCCGATAACGAAAATTTTGGAAGATCAGTTGACATAAATGAAGACGGCGATCGAATTGTAATCTCTGGCATGATTGCAGATAACTCAACAGGTGTAGCAAGAGTGTACGAGTGGAGCGGGTTGCAGTGGTCGAAGATGGGAGCAGACTTCGACGGTGCAAGAAGCAACAGCCTTCTTGGAAGCAACGTAGCGTTTGACGCAGACGGTACTACTCTCGCAATAGGATCTTCACAATACGATGGCGTAAACAACGACACTGCAAACATAGGACGAGCCAGAGTCTTTAGGTGGGGTTAATTTATGACTCACCAAAACGTAGCTGTAGTACTCTCGTTTTTTGCGCCGGTTCCATACGAGTTACCTGTCAGACACTTTCACGCTGTCTTGCATACCCTGCATGCACAAGGCATACCGTTAGTTGTTACTCAAGCAGTGTACCCCGGGGGGGAGGCTGAGTATGTACCGTCTTGTATTCCGCAAGCGGCCTATGACACAAAAAGTTTTTTGTTCCATAAAGAAAGACTATGGAATCTTGCAGCCGGTCTAACTGATGCAGACAAACTTATATTCTTAGATGCAGACGTTGTGTTTGGCGCAAGTGATTGGCTCACTCAGTGCGTATCTTGCTTAGACCGCTTTGACATTATTCAGCCTTACACTAGAGCAAGATGGTTGGACTATTCTGGCAGGCCAGACATGGAACGCCCACCATTTACTGAAGCTATAAGTAAAAACTTACCGCCTAAATTTAAAACATATCACCCGGGTTTCGGATGGGGAATGACAAGAAGAGCATTTGATCTCATAGGAGGTTTCTACGACTTGAGTGTATGTGGTAACAGTGACAGTTTGTTTGCCCTGTCGCTAAGAGACAACGAACTTCAGGCACCTATTGTGAAATGGTTTGGTGATGTTCAAGACCCGTCAATCATGTGCCAGTCTTATAAAGACTATAAGAAGAATGCGAGCGGACTGAACTTAAAAGTTGGATTACCTAAAGGCGTTACGCTTACGCACCTATGGCACGGCGATAGAGGAAACAGGAATTACGTCAACAGAGGCAAGTTGTTTCCTCGTAAGCCAAACTCAGAGTACCCATGCCACACAGCAAGCACCGGTTTACTTGAGTGGGACGACTTAACGACAAATGACCTAGTGCATAAATATTTTGTGGAGAAAAAGGACGATGGTTAAGCCGCATATTTTTGGAGTTGGCACAGGCAAGACGGGAACAAACTCTTTAGCAGTTGCTTTGCAACAGATGGGTCTGAGTTGTTATCACGCAGGGCATGAGTCGTATTACGAAAACGACGAAATAAAAAACAAACTGCTAGAGAACAAAAAGGAAAAGAAACCTCCGACGGAAGGCATCGAAGGGTATGACGCACTTATAGACTACCCAGTCTTTACGATGTTTAAAGAGCTAGATAAGACTGTGAGCAACGCTAAGTTTATCATGACATACAGACCTCCAGATGACTGCGCTTTGTCTTGGTGTCGAATGATAACGGATCAACATGAACGCAATATTTCACGGAAGTGGAGGAGAGGTTTTAAAGACTACTCTGAGTTTGTTCGTAGTCATAATGATTCAGTGTTAAAATACTTTTATGCAAGGCCTGAGAAACTTTTGATACTAGACGTAAGAGAAGAAGACCGTACCAAGTGGGCGTTGCTGACCAAGTTTCTCGGTAAGAACTGTCCTAAAGGCGTACCGTATCCGCAAAAGTTTCGGTATACGTCTTGGCAACTGGAGGAATAAACAATGT